GCGTAGACCAGGTGAGGGACAAAGTAGACAATCCCTATGCTCTTTGTAACTGGTCGCTAGGCCGGGTTTATGGCGAGCGTATGCGCCAGGTGATGGCAAAGAAGAAAGAGGCAGTGGTGGCGAAGGAGTCAGCCGCTCGCCTGATAGAGCCCAGCCAATCTGTGATGACCTTTCGCTCCCGCCTCACCGAGGCTGCCGCCTCTGATGATGGCATCGGCTATACACGCTTCCGCGTGGTGCTGATCCAGGAGGGCATGGGCAATCTCAAAGATGCCTACTATTATAGCAGAGCAGCTCTAGAGTCTGCTGTGCCAGTGTTTGAGGGCAAAAAGATCTATGCAGATCATCCGACCTCGGTCGAGGAGTCTGTGCGTCCTGAGCGATCAGTCAAAGATGTGCTCGGGCACTTCGAGAACGTAGCTCTAGTAGAGGCCGACGATGGTCGCGCCATGCTAGAGGCCGATGTGGTCATCCTCCCCGATGAGCCCTATCGCTGGGCCAGGGCTCTGATGCGCCACTCGGTGGAGTACGCAAAGAAATATCCGGACAAGGATTTCGTCGGCCTGTCGATCAATGCGTCTGGAGACGCGGAGCCCATGCCGATCTCAAAGCTCATGGAGATGCAGCTCCCTGAGTCGTCGATGTTGAAAGTTAAACAAGCACAAGCCGAGGGAGTCGAGTCGGTCAAGGTGGTCTCTGCCATCCGCGAAGCGGTAAGCTGTGATCTGGTGACTGAGGCTGGAGCCGGAGGGCGAGTGCTGGATATGATAGAAAAGGAGAAAGTCATGGCAAAGAAGCAGAAGCATCAAGAGGGTGCTCACAAGGAACTGGACGCAGAGAAGAAAGAAGCCGGGCACCCGGCTGGTGCGGCTGAGGCTGAGGCGAAGGCTGAGGCTAAGGCTGTGGAGCAGGAGATCCCAGCAGAGCCTGCTGCACATGCCGATGAGGAGCAGGATAAGGAACTCATCCGTAAGATGATCGCTGAGTATCTCGGCGAGGAGATGATGGATGAGGAGGAGGTCATGCAGATGGCCAAGGAAGCCTATGAGGCTTATCGAGAAATGGGCTATGAGGCCGACAAAGCCATGGAGGCCGCAGGGCATGCGATGAAGCTGGCCAAGCACATGAGCGGCAAGCAGGCCGAGAAGAAAGAATCTGAAGGCGAGGAGAAGAAAGAGGCATGCGAGCAGGATGCCAAGCATGTGGATGTGATCGTCGATGGTGATCATAATGGCGATGAGGAGAAGCCTGAGGCTGAAGAAGAAAAGCCCGAGGTCAAAGAGTCAGCCGTGGTGCTGAAGCTCAAGGCCGAGGTAGCAGCCCTCAGAGAGCAGATGCGATCCATCACAGTGGAGCGCCATCTCGAGCAGACGCTAAGAGAGTCTGGTCTGCCAAGGTCAGTAACTGGAGTGTTCCGGGAGCATCTCGGCACGCCGAAGACGACCAAAGAAATCGATGAGAAGTTTAAGCTGTTTCTGGAGACCTACAAGGCAACCAAAGGTAGTGTGACCGATGATCTGCCCTTTGTGATCTCTAGCGAAAAGCATGAGCGTGGCGAAGTGAAAGTCACTTTTGCCGATTGTTTGAACCAATAACTAGGGAGATAAGTCATGGCAGGAAAAAATCGCATCGTGCGGTCTGTCAGCGAGAAGAGCATCTTCCCCTCGGCTAAGGAAGTGGTGGATGCCACTGTGTCTTTTGCCCAGGGCGACCTGCTCGTGTTCGACGACACCGCGAATTTATTGAAGAAGCCCGCAGCAGAAGCTGAGGGATCAACCTTTTTGGGTATCGCTATCGAGACCGTCGTAGACGGCAAGCTCGCTAGCCCATACGTCACAGACGTAGATGCTGCTCAAGCAGTATCTGAGCTTCCCGGTCCGTCCTATGGCGTGATCGCAAAGCTGGTGCTCAAGACTGGCGACGCTTTGAATCCAGGTGATTCAGTGTACTTGTATCCCGCAGGCGGCACCTATCATGTGCAGGCTGCTGGAACTAAGGCCATTGGAGTCTATGCAGGTCCGGCGATTGCCTCCGCCGCTGCTGGGCAGGAGATCGAGGTACTTTTGGGCTGTCGCCATCCTGGCGATGTGCTGAAGTTCTAAGAGGAGGACTAGATGGCTACTTTACGAGAAAAGAACGCCGCAGTTCACAAGCGTGTGCTGCTGGAGTCACAAGAGATCAAGACGTTCCGTCAGGGCTTTAAAAAGTCCCACGGCTTCGATCCTCTCACTGAGACTGAGAAGTTCCCAGTGATGCAGGAGAACTTTAGCTGGCGCAAGGTGGAGTCAAAGCTCCAGGAGGCTGATGCCTCTTCTAGCTTTGTGCAGTTCCTCCGCGCTGGAGTGCAGGCGATCACCAACTCTATGTATGAGGCCACTGCCACTACATACGAGGATTGGGTTACTGTCGTGCAGTCTAGCAAGGACACTGAGCTGTATGCTCCGAACCATGGCGTGGCATTCCCCCGCCAGGTCGGACCGAGCCAGCTCTACCCAGAGGTCGGCGTGGCTGCTCTGGACATCAAGCTGAAGAACCTCAAGTTCGGCGCTATCTATGCTCTCGAAAAAGAGCTGCTGGATGACGACCAGACCGGATCCTTTCAGCGTCAGGCCGGGATGCTCGGTGAGTATATGCGCATCCTCCAGGAGGTCCTGGTGTACGGCAAGCTCGCCTCTGTGGCTGGGATGAAGTACATCGACTATGAGATCCCTGTATCTGAGACCAAGCCCTCTGGCGAAGCCAGCTATCCATGGAGCACTGCTCTCATCGGTGGTGGCGCTACACGTCCAGCGAGCTATGGTGCTCTGACTCAGGGCAACATCCAGGCAGGCCTCACTGCGCTGATGAACCAGAAGAACCTCCAGGGCATTAAGATGCTTGTGAAGCCTAGCCGCTTGATTGTCGGCCCGGCCAAGCAGTTTGATGCCTCGGTTCTTTTGAACTCAGCCTACTACCCATCAGGTGCTGCCACCGCTGGCAACCCTGGCGGCGCGTTTGCCATCAACCCGATCAAAGGCATTGTGGACCTCACAGTCAGCCGCTTCGTTTTCAAAAACGACGGTACTGTGGATGGCACCTCGACTGCCTGGTACCTGGTCGATGACTCGAAGCCCTTCTTTATCCTCCAGGTGCGCGAAGGCGTCACTGTGGAGCAGGAGGCTCCGAATGCTGGTGAGGCTTTCAATCGCGATATCTATCGCTTCAAAGCCCGCAGCCGCATGAATGCAGACTTTATCGATCCTCGCTTTGCATGGCAGGGATCTGATGGCTCTGTGTAACGCATTGTATTAGTTACTACGATCTGGGGGATGAGAGCGTCCCCCGGATCTATAATTGCTCCAGAGGGAGCGAAAGGAAATTGCGATGATAGGCGAGAGCGCCGAGGTGCCGCGCAGGCGGCGAAGTGCGAAGACCAAGACAGTGAGTAAGGCAAAGCCCGATACGACTACGATGCTGACGCCGAGTGAGGAGTCAGAGCGGGCTAGGGCTGCGCTGATAGAGCGCAGATCAAAGCCGAACTCGATTGCCGATAGGATCTCCGGCAATCCATTTCACTATAGAAATTACTACTACTCAGGCGGGAAGCAGGCCTTCCCGGACAGACCGAGGCTCCAGTATGTGGAGCGCATGTACCCATTTGCTTATGGCTCTCCCCTTTTGGTGGATGAGCCGCAGCTCGCACATGAGATCGAGGAGTGCGAGGCGAAGCGTCCGGTGATGAGGGCCATGGGACACAGGTATCTTTTAATTAAGCCAGGGATGACTTTTGAGGACGCTCTCCAGGAGCTAGGACTATGAGCTGGACGACTGCCATCGATGATCTACGCAGACTTTTGTCTGATGGTGCCAAAGATAGACTGCGCCATAGGAAGCGCGTCTTTGGTACAATAAACGGGAGCAATCTAGTGTTCAAAACACTGGAGTACCGTCGTGTGACTGACTTCACCACGGCGACAGCCCCGGAAGGCGTTTATGTCGATGGATTGACGGTCGCCGTGGCTTCTGATGACCTTGCCTCTGGCGAGTTTACCCTTGCCGTGGCTCCTCTCGACGGCTCTGTGGTCGAGGCCACTTACTACATGCAGTGGTTCACTGATGCTGAGCTGCTGGGCTTTCTCACAGATGCAGCCTACTGGCTCCTGATCGATCAGCCTTTAAATATCCCAGCCGGGCTCAGGCCAGCGGCTCTGCACTATGGAGCCCAGGAGGCCTATCAAAAGATGGCACTCAGATGGGCCGAGAACCTGTCTGAGACCTATCGTCTAGAGGATGCTCCGGGGGAGAATGCTTTTGAGATTGTAGACAAGTACCGTCAGGCGGCGATGGATATGCACAAGAAATCCATCG